CGTTGTTGTTGATGAAAACAATCCTAGAGAAGGTGTAAAAGAATTACGTTACATTGATCCACGTAAGATTCGTAAAGTACGTGAAGTTGCAAAAGAACGTGATCCTAAAACTGGCGCAATGATTATTAAATCTATTGCCGAATATTATGTGTACAATGATCGTGGTACATCCACACAAACATATACTGCACAAGTAAATACTGGTGTTCGTATTGCACCAGAATCAATTATCAATGTCAATTCTGGATTGACAGACGCAAAGAATACATTTGTAATTTCCTATCTACACAAAGCAATCAAGCCTCTTAATCAACTTAGAATGGTTGAAGATGCGATTGTTATCTATCGTATTTCACGAGCACCAGAACGTCGAGTATTCTACATTGACGTAGGTAATTTACCTAAAGGTAAAGCAGAACAGTATCTACGTGACGTTATGATTAAGTATCGTAACAAAATGGTTTATGATGCTAACACTGGTGAACTGCGTGATGATCGTAAGCATTTATCGATGTTGGAAGACTTCTGGCTACCACGCCGCGAGGGCGGAAAGGGAACAGAGATTACTACTCTGCCAGCCGGACAAAATCTTGGGGAATTAGAGGACGTAAAGTATTTCCAAAAGAAATTACTTCAATCGCTTAATGTTCCTTATTCACGCTTAGAACCACAACAAGGTGGTATGATAGGGCTTGGTCGTGTATCAGAAGTTACCAGAGATGAAGTTAAATTCTCAAAGTTTGTTGCAAGACTACGTAACAAATTCTGTCAGATATTCGACGATGCTTTGAGAATTCAACTTGTGTTAAAAGGTATATGTACACAAGAAGAATGGGAACAGATTAAAGAAGAAATTACCTACGACTTTAAACGTGATAACGACTATATTGAAATGCGTGATGCAGAAGTATTGCGTGAACGTTTGAATCTGGCAATTACTGTTGATCCATTTGTTGGCAAATATTATTCTGTTGATTGGGTAAAGAAAAATATCCTACGTCAAACAGAAGATGAAATAGAAACGATGGCTGAACAAATGGAACAGGAACAACAAGGTCCTATGTTGGCACCACCTCCAGAGATGCCACCACAAGATAATGCACAAGATACTAGTGGTATGGAATCACCTACACCGCAACTTGATGCGGATGTAGATAAATATGCCACAAAATAAATAAGGAGAATATCATGGAAAATGTAAGAAATTTTGTTGACTTAGTTGCATTAGGCGACAATATTGCAGCAAAAGAAGAACTGGATAAAATCCTGTCACAAAAATCTTTTGATGCATTAGACTCACGTAAACAACAAATTGCTGGTGCAATCTTTGGTACTACAGAAGAACCAGAAGAAAACACAGACGATCAAGAATCCTACGCAGAAGATGTAGAGCATGACGGTGAACAACTTGATGAGTTATCAAAATCCACTTTAAAAAGTTATCAAAAGAAAGCACGTAAATCTATAGTTTCAGGTTCAGACACCATGAAAAAATATAACCGATATGTGGGATATAGCCGCTCTTTGAATAGAACTAACCCAGGTTGGGATAAAAAATAGTAATGAAGTCTTTATTAGAATTTAAAACTGTTGTTGAGGAAGAGAAGAAAGACTATTCAAAGTTTGATTCTCTAATACGTGCTGGGTTGGCAAACAAGGCACAGATTCAACGCATTCATCGAATCATGGATAAGATGAGTGAGGAAAATCCTCAATTCAACAATTCTGATAAAGAGATTATTCGTAATCTTTTTAATAAAATGGCAGATTTAATTTCTAATAACAAACAGATTTATACTCAAGCTCGTCGAGTAGTTAAAGAAGAATTAAACGAAGGTGTTTTAGATTCTGCCGATTATAAAGTTAATGCAGCAGGAAAAAAATATAGAGCACATAAAGTTTATGTTGGTAGAGAAAAATACGATCCTACTAAACAATCTATTGTGGAAGAGCCGTTAAACATTAAGGATCCTCCTAATATTTTATTATTAAAAAGAATTACTGTTAGATTGTTTCCAGACGGCACTAGAGTAGCGTTGTATTATAACAAGTTGTTAGATAAACATTTTACAATACCATATGGACCTGGTATTGATTCTGCAATTCAAGCAGAAGAAACAACCATAACAGTGATTGAAGCATTAAAACATGTTGCACAACTTGATGAATCACAAGAAATTTGGTTTGATACTGATTCAAGATCAGTTGATCCAGAAACTGCACAATCTATGTTAAAACTTTACCATAGTTTAAGTGAAGAAAATAAAATAAAAATGGAACAAAAACTTAATGATCCAATTATGTTTGATAAGTTCCATGAATACTCATTAAGAATAGAATGAATATCATAGAAGCTATTATTAATGGTGACGGAAACAAGGTGAAAGATTTGATGTATGAGCAGTTGTTTGCCATACTAGATCGTAGACTTGATGAACAAAAAAAGAAGATTGCAAATGAATCTTTTGATTATGATTTAGAAGAACTGGATGAAGCAAAGTCTTTAAACATTGTTAAGTCTGGTAGAATTCATAAGATTCGTCGTCGTATTCGTCGAAATAAAAAAGGTAAAATTATTGTACAACGAAATGTTAAACGTTCTGCAATTAAAGGTTATAGAATCGGTGCTGGTGGTACAGTAAAAAGAATTCCAGTTGCAACTAGAATTCATAAAACCAGAATGATGAAAAGATATTGGAAAACAAAAGGTCGTGCAAAGTTAAGACGAACATTAATGAAAAGAAAAATGTCTATGCGCCGCCGCAAATCAATGGGGATAAGATAAAATGCCATTAGAAATTACAAACTCGTTAAGAGGAGCGACATTAGTTAGAGCTACCGGACCAGGTACTTACACTGTTGCTTTGACTGATTTAAGAAAAAATCCTACAACAGAAACAGTTACAAGTGCTGATATTCGTAGAATGATGTGGTCTACTAACGGTAACATTTCTATTGTTCGTAATAGTATTGAAATGGCTACTGTTCATAACACAGGCGAAATGCGTTTTGATGACTATGCTTATTCTCTTGCAAATAACAATACACAAAGTATTGTAATTACGATTGCAACAGGTGGTACTATTGTTATGGAACTATCAAAACAAGCAACATATAATGTTGATCCAACAACAGGAGTATCACTATAATGAAACTAATTACCGAAATGTTCGATGACGTTAAGTATTTAACGGAAAAAACTGAGAACGGAAAAAAGAATCTATACATCGAAGGTACATTTCTTGTTGGCGATACTGTAAACAAGAACAACCGTATGTACAAAATGGATACTCTGCGTAATGAAGTTGATCGTTACACAGAAGAATTTATCAAAACAAATCGTGCGTTAGGAGAGTTAGGTCATCCAGACACTCCTACATTAAACTTAGAAAGAGTGTCACACAAGATTGTAAGTCTAAAAGAAGATGGCAACACCTTCTATGGAAAGGCTTTAATTCTTGATACTCCTTATGGTAACATCGTTAAGAACTTTATTGACAGTGGTGTTAATCTTGGTGTTTCATCAAGAGCCATGGGTTCAGTTACAATGACCAGAGAAGGATACAATCTGGTTCAGGACGATCTACGTCTAGCAACAGCGGCAGATATTGTTGCCGATCCTTCAGCTCCAGGTGCCTTTGTTAACGGTATTATGGAGAACAAAGAATGGTTGTTTGTTGAAGGTCGTTATGTTGAAATGGACATAGACAACGCAAAAAGACAAATCAGACAGGCATCTAAACAACAATTAGAGTCAGTTGCCCTGAAACTATTTGAAAACTTTATCAGAAAACTTTAAATTTATAAATATTCAAATCATAAAAGGAGAACCCTAAATGACAACCAAGAACAAATTACTAGAAGCAGCAGCTGATATTCTTGCATCAAGCAAGAAGTCTGCATCAGCTATGCCTCCAGCTAAACTTCCAGGTGAAGAAGTTGATCTAGGTGGTCCAACACCTCAGAATAGTAAGCCAATGGACGATTCTAATAAGATCGATACAACAAAGGCTGCTAAGAGTGCGACTGCTCCAACAACTAAACCATCTGCTGCATCTTCAGATACACAAAACCACCCACAGGGCGGTAAGAAAACTATGCATGAAGATGAGGAACTAGAAGGCGAACTTAATCTCGACAACGAAGAAGAAGAAGAAGTTGATAACCTTCTAGATGAAAAGAAAATGTGGAAAGACAAAATGAAAGAGGACGTTAACCATATGTTCTCCGACGATGATGCTCTTTCAGAAGAATTCAAATCAAAAGCTGCTACAATCTTTGAAGCACGTATCATGGATCGTGTTGCACAGATCGAAGAAGAAGTTGAAGTTAAATATGCTTCAATGTTCGAAGAAGCAGTTGAAGAAATTAAGTCTGATCTAACAAACAAAGTAAACGACTACCTAGAGTATGTTGTTGAACAGTGGATGGCAGACAATGAAATTGCTATCGAATCTGGACTACGTTCAGAAATTACCGAAGATTTCATCGCAGGTCTACGTAATCTATTTGCAGAACATTACATCGATGTTCCAGAAGATAAAGTTGATCTAGTAGATGAATTAGCAACCAAAGTTGAAGAACTAGAAGATAAACTTAACGAAGAAATCGAACACGGTATTGAGTTAAGAAAAGCTTTAGTAGAATCAACTAAACAAGAAATCGTTCGTTCAGTTTGCGAAGGTTTAACAGATACTCAAGTTGAAAAAATCAAATCACTCGCAGAGGGTGTAGACTTTTCCACAGAGGAAGAGTACAAAGAAAAACTTGATACTATCCGTGAAAACTATTTCCCAACAGGTGTAAAGAAAGCATCCGTTGAACAACTGCACGAAAAAATTGAAGATGCTGAAACAGGCGATAAGAAAGTGGTAGATCCATTTGTTGCCGCAGTATCAAGTGCAATTTCTAAAACAAGAATTTAATTAAACAAAAAACAAGGAGACTTACATGTATTTGTCTGAAGGCTTACAATCTAAGTGGGATGAAGTTCTGAATCACCCAGAACTACCTGCTATTAAAGATCCATATCGTAAAGCAGTTACCGCTGTGGTTCTAGAAAACCAAGTTGAAGAAATGAGAAAGACTGGCTTCATGACAGAAGCATCACCAACTAACTCTGCTGGTACAGGTGGTTTTAGTGGTACTGCAACTGCTACAGGCCCAGTAGCTGGTTTCGACCCAATCATCATTTCTTTAGTTCGTCGTTCATTACCTAACCTAATCGCATACGATGTTTGCGGCGTTCAGCCAATGACAGGCCCAACAGGTCTAATCTTCGCAATGCGTACACGTTATGGTACACAAAGTGGTACAGAAGCATTCTACAACGAGGCTAACACTCGTCACGCAGGTGCTGAGTCTGCTACATCTGTTACATATACGCTTGATTCTGATACATCAGCAACAGATAACGTATTTGCAAACACAATCGTTGCAGGACCTCCAATGGCTACAGCAGATGCTGAAGCACTTGGTACATCAGGTTCACCAGCATTTGAAGAAATGGCTTTCTCAATCGAGAAAGTAACTGTAACTGCTAAGACCCGTGCTCTGAAAGCAGAATACTCAATGGAATTAGCACAAGACCTTAAAGCAGTTCATGGTCTAGATGCTGAGACAGAACTTTCAAACATTCTGTCATCAGAAATTCTTGCTGAGATCAATCGTGAAGTTGTTCGTACAATCTACGCAGTTGCTAAGACAGGTGCTCAAGTTGGTACAACAACAAAAGGTACTTTCAACCTAGACACAGACTCTAACGGTCGTTGGATGGTTGAAAAGATCAAAGGCTTAGCATTCCAAATCGAGCGTGAAGCTAACACAATTGCAAAGACAACTCGTAGAGGAAAAGGTAACATGATGATCTGTTCATCAGACGTTGCTTCTGCTCTTGCAATGGCTGGTCTATTAGACTATCAATCAGCTCTACAAGGTCAAGTTAACCTAACAGTTGACGACACTGGTAACACATTTGCTGGTACATTGTTTGGTCGTATCAAAGTGTACATTGATCCATATTTCCCAACTGGCTCAACATCTGAGTTCGCAGTTATTGGTTATAAGGGTACAAACGCTTATGATGCAGGTATTTTCTACTGCCCATACGTACCTCTACAAATGGTTCGTGCTGTTGATACTGGCAGCTTCCAACCAAAAATTGGCTTCAAGACTCGTTACGGTATGGTAGCAAACCCATTCGCTGAGGGTACAACACAAGGCGAAGGCGTTCTACACCGTCAGTCAAACTTCTACTATCGTGCATTCAAGATTGCAAACTTAATGTAATTTTAGTAGTTCATAATAATAACAATATGATGTTCTTTAGAGGGATCTTCGGATCCCTCTTTTTTTATGCACATAAATAGTAGAAACAAATAGGAATAACTATGGCAATTAATCCAAGTTTACAACACGGTAATAAGTTTATACTGACATTTCCTCGTGTCTCTAATACACAGTATTTTTGTCAGTCAGTAACTATGCCTGGAATATCTCTTGCAGAAATTCCTCGCAATACTCCTTACGTCGATCTATATTCTCCAGGTGAGAAGTTGATATATGAACCGTTTAACGTAACATTTTTAGTTGATGAAAATTTAACTTCATGGAAAGAAATCCATGATTGGATGCGTGGTATTACATTCCCTACAGACTATGCTGAGTATGCAGGACTAAAAGATTTGTCACCGTTTGTTAATCCTAATTTTCCACAATTTGCCGAAGGTATTTTAACGGTACTTTCATCGTCAAACAAACCTCATTACAAGTTAAGATTTGTTGACAGTTTTCCTATATCATTATCGTCAATTATTTTCTCGTCTACTGACACACCAGATAATATTATTACTGCCGACGTAACGTTCAGATATTCATATTTTCAGCTTGAATTCCTTTATTAATTAGTATATACTCTCCTTAAAGGAGACTACTTTATGAAACAACTTGAAGAACTATTGGAAATGTGGCGTAAAGACGCCGAGATTGATCGTACTGAACCTGGTAAAGAACTTCTAAACATTCCTAAACTACACAGTAAATATGTTACCATCTTGTCCAATCATCGTATGATGGCAAGAGATGCTGAGTTTCAACTTAATCGTTGGAAGAAACTTAAATGGGAATATTATACTGGTAAACTAGACGATGATGATTTGAAAAAGTATGGATGGGATCCGTTTCCATTTGCACTCAAATCTGATATCGCTACATACTTAGAAGCAGATGAAGATATCAACAAGTACAAAGCAAAGAAACTTGTGCATGATGAAATCATTGATGTTTGTATTTCAATTATAAAAGAACTTAATTCTCGAACATATCAATTGCGTGACTTTATTGCGTGGGAGAGATTTGTTAATGGTGGATAATGGCAGATTTAACTTTACGCAAACTAAACGAAGCGTACATATCATTTGAATGTGAACGTAGTACGGCACAAGAACTTGCTGACTACTTTACATTCTATGTTCCAGGTTATCAGTTCATGCCTGCGTTTAAGAATAAACTTTGGGATGGTAAGATACGACTGGCTGATCTCAGAACCTTTACGATCTATCATGGATTAATTCCATACATTGAAAAGTTTTGTGAAGAAAGAGATTATGAATTAGAAATTTTACCTGATGTAAATTCAACAGTTAATTTTTCTGCTGTCGAAGCAAATGAATTCTTAGAACAACTTGATCTTAACAAAGATATTATAACAGAAGGCATAAGAGATTATCAATACAAAGCATTTCTTACTGCCATAAGAAACAAACGAATGTTGTTATTATCACCTACTGGATCAGGTAAATCGTTGATTCAATATTTGATTTTAAGATATCTGCAATATAAAGGTTATAAGAAAGGATTACTAATTGTTCCTACAACTTCTCTTGTTGAGCAAATGTATTCTGATTTTGAATCTTATGGTTACGATGCCGCAAACAACACCCATAGACAGTATTCAGGAAAAGACAAGCATACAGATAAGTTTCTGACTATCACTACTTGGCAATCTATCTACAAGAATCCACCTGAATATTTTGAACAGTTTGATTTTGTATTTGGAGATGAGGCACATCAGTTCAAATCAAAGTCATTAACTACCATTATGTCTGGTCTAGTCAATGCAGAGTATCGTATTGGTTGTACTGGTACGATTGATGGAACACAGACACATAGATTGGTACTTGAAGGATTGTTTGGTCCTCTACATCAGTCAACTACCACTGCAAAACTAATTGAAGATAAACAACTTGCAGATTTTAAAATCAAATGTTTGATATTAGAATATCCAGAATCAGTTCGTAAGATTGCAAAAGGATGGGACTATCAAACAGAAATAGAATATATAGTTATGAACCAGAAAAGAAATGAGTTCATTCGTAATCTGGCACTATCCCTTGAAGGAAACACTCTCATACTATTCCAGTTCGTTGAGAAACACGGAAAGAATTTGTATGCAGCCATTAAAGAACACGCTAAGAATAGACATGTGTTCTTTGTCTTTGGTGGTACTGACACAGAAGTTCGTGAGTCAGTTCGATCTATAACGGAGAAAGAAAACGATGCCATTATTGTTGCTTCTTATGGTACTTTTAGTACCGGCGTTAATATACGCAATCTACATAACGTGGTCTTTGCCTCGCCATCTAAATCTAGAGTCAGAAATCTACAATCAATTGGAAGAGGATTACGAATCGGAGACAACAAAAAAGAAGCAGTCTTATTCGACATAGCAGATGATTTTAGACACGGTAAAAATGTCAATTTTACCTTGAAACATTTCATAGAACGTGTTAAGATTTATGATGATGAAAAGTTCAACTATAAGTTTTACAACATAGAGATAAAAACATGAACATTAAACTAATTCGTATGCAGAATGGAGATGATATCATATCTGATATCGCACAAACTGGAAACATGGTTAAACTAACTAATCCTATGCGTTTAATCTTTCGTAGATTACCTACTGGA